TAATCCTGTAAATAATGAAGAACCATTTGTTCCACCACTTAACATTTGACTAAGACCTGAGTATACACCAAAAGTATTACCATCATAAGTTTCGCTAATAATGTCAGTCTTTAAAAACTCAGGTGATATTTTTATTCTAATAGTATCCATTAACCATTATTCTTTGGTGGGTTTATATATTCATACCAATCTAATGTCAGTAAACTTTTACCTGAACCAATTACATCATATAAGTAATTAACAAAATCAAAAGTGACTTCACGATAAAAATAATCGTTATTAATTCTAAATGGATTATTTGGATTAATACTAGTTTGTCTTCGGGTTGTAAAAGTTGTGTATTCACCAGTTTTTCCATTAAAGAACTTAACTCTCATATAAAGTTTATTAAGTTTTAAAATATCAAAATCTTTAAACCAATAAATAAAATATGACTCTTTTAATCCAATATGGTCTAATTCAAAAGTTGGTGCTAAAGATTGTACAACATCACTAATAGTTGTTGTAGTTGTAATATTTGTTTCATTTCCTGAACTGTCAATACATGTACACCCACTTATAAATGTAATAACTCCATTAAACGAAGAATATGTACCAGCAACTGAAGGAATTGTAAATGTACCTGAACTTGTATTAAAAACAATATTTGAATTATTTAGAACACACAATTGACCAGTAAAAAAATTACCCCCGCCATTTATATTTGTCTCTTTATTACAACAATCTGTATACCTAATACTATTAACTTTTGATGATACTTGTATTAGTAATGTACTACAATTATAAGTTGTAGTTGTTGACGAGGTAACAACTTCAGTCGGTAAACTTAATGAACCGTTCAATATTAAAGTAAGATAATTTTTTTGTGTTCTAGCATCTTTACTGTCATATAGGTCAACCTTGAAAAAAGACTTTTGAACTGATTTTGTATTATTTTTAAGTTCGTCAGGTGTAAATGTATTTGCTAACTCATAACTATTATACCAAGTCGGTGTTAATACATTTGGTGTTAATGTATTTTGCGTATAATCAGCAAAATAAAATTTATAAGTTACTGAAGTATTAAGCTCATTATTACTATCTAAGGTAGGTTTTCTTGAGAACCTCGCCATCTCAAAGTTTTGTGGAACCCCAACCATTTCTTTAGCAACAATAGTTTCGTAGTCATCAATCAAATCACCACGATTAGCATAGTCCCAAGTAGTCGGGATGTTAACCTGCAACTGAAAATTTTTATTTGTATTTAAAATTTTATACTTATTCACATCCGTCAATTATTGGGTCGTTAACTGAACTACTAGTGTTAAACACATTAGTACCTTCAGGTATTATTTTAAAAAAGAAATTATCATATAAATAATGTCTACCATTCATAAATGGATAATCAACACCAATATCAGTTTCATCAATAAAACCATACGGGTATAAATCTCTCCACCTAAAATCATTATTATATACTGAGTAATATGCGTAATTTGGGAAATTTTCAATTCTATAATTTTGTGGATTATCTTCATCACTCTGTTCAACATATGGTGAATATTCTTTAATAGTTAAACTATGATGAGGCTTATAATAATATCCGAGTGGGTTTTGAATATCAGGGCCAATAGAAAAATTATCAGGATTAAAAGTAAACTTATGATAATAATCAGATATTACCCTCTCTCTTTGGTCAAAATCATTCCATTCACAATAGTCACCGTAAATTGTATCACCTGTATTTAAATTTCCATTATAATAAAAGTTTCTTTGTGAAACTAATGGTGTTGCGTTTTGTGCGTAGTTATCAAATGTTCCAGTATTATTCCAAAAGTTAGTTGTAACATTTGTTAATGAAAATTGACTTGACCACCAGTTATTTAATTGTGGACCTAAATTAAAATCCCAACCTTGTCTTAAAGAAACATTACTTGAATCGTTAGGTTTGTTAAACCAACCAAAAAAACCTCTGTTAATAACTGTAACAAATATTTCTGAAATAGGTCTTCTCTGATTATCAATCATTCCTTTTATATCAAGGTATTCTTGGAAAGAAACATTATAAGATAAACTATCTTCTTTAACCGAAACTCTACCTTGATTATTTAAATATGGTGGTTGTAATGATTTGGATTCAAACTTTTTATTGGTTCTTAAAGCGTTATTTTCAAACCCTGAGTTATTAATTATCGCTTGTCGATATGGTGTTAATATCTTGTGTAATCTTACATAATACTTTGAGGTTGTTTCCTCAATATTGTTAATATCTAACACTCTTTTAAATGTACCTTGTACATCATTTGTAAAAACACTACACAAATACCCAACATCATATACATCAAAAATTGTAAGTTCAGAGTCGACAAAACCATTACCTAAATTATAAACTTCAAACGCTTGTATGTTATTACAATTACCTCCTGTTTGGAAACTTAACGAAACATATTCACCCGGGGTTAATCCGTGTGGACATGGACATACAAATCTCAACATAGGTTTCCCATCACCATCATTTGTTTTATTCATTATAAATGGTATACCATCACCAGCAGTCCAACTATTTGTTGTTGTTGTACCTGTTTGGTACTGCATCGTTGTTGCCGTTGTAGAACTAAAAGCGTACGTTAAATGAAAATACCAATTATAAAATGTAGTTTCACTTGCCTGAAATTTAATATGTTTGTTTGCTCCGATTGTCCAACCCGGTATTCCGTAATCAGTTCTAATAAATTTAAATTCATCGTACTGAGGATATCCTCTCCAAGCAATTGGTTCGGTACAGTCATATCCAATCTGACTTTGTTTATCTTCTAAAGCCTTAGAATAATACAAATTATTATTAAATGGTGGATATGGATAATTTTGGTTGTTAACCAACTTACCAGCAACACCTTCATAGGCATTTTCAAAAACCATATTAAATTTACAAGTAGGAACAAAAATTGTTGAAGCTTGTCTTTCAGTGTCAAATAATTGAGCTAAATTTAAATTTGTATTTCTTGAATATTCTTCAAGTTCTTTAATAGTATTTTCAATAGGGATTTGTAAACTGATATCTTCATCAGTTGCTCCTTTAAATCTTAAAGAACCTTTAATATATCGAGTATTACCTAAATCAGACATTTACTTCAGTATTAATATATTTTGTTATGAACACATCCATTGCACTTGCACCTTTTTTCAACCCAAAATAGAAATAGAATGGTGCTCCAACCAAAAACGTTTGTTCAAAGTTTTGTGGTATTGACTCGGTTGGTACTCCGTTGTTATCAAAATTAATTTGAGTACCTCTGATGTAATAACCATCAGCTTGGTCATTTTGGAAATATTGTGACGCCGGATTTAATCTATCTAAACTTTGGTATTTGTAAGAGAAAAACGAATTGTCATTTGTGTAATAATTGTTTGACTGACTACCAAATATATTTTGAGGTGTCTGACTAAGATAATCCAATGACCATTGATAAAATGGAACTTCCTGAGAATTAGTTGTAATATTAGTAAACCAACAATCAATTAATTGTTGATTATTTGTTAATGTTCCTCCGCTATTCCATATAGTTCTTCTTGGTGAGATATAATCTCTATCTTGGGTATTACCTGTAAGTAACAAACCAAATAGAGGAAAACCAATTGATGCACCACCACCAAGAGATACAGTATTTTGACCAATGTATACCGAATCAGAACTATACGATTCAGGTGAAAATTCAGTTATACCAAATTGTGAATTTATAGCAATCATTTGTGAGTAATCACCATCAACATATCCAGGTACGAAAGTCGCTCCGTTATTATTCCATCTTGAGTTTGAAAATAATGCCTTAACCGATGGGTCATTACTACCTTCATCCCCACTTTCAGTATTAGGTGTAATTTGTTCATTAAATGAAGTGTTAATTAATCTACTTAATATAAATAAATTTAATATATCACTAATTGCTTGGAATGATGTTGATTTAACTTTATCAACAATATACCCATCATAATCATCATTATACACTAACTCTTGTATAAAATCCGATTTTGGTCCTAAATCCAATAATGTTGTCGGTGAACCTAAAAATTTATCATTACCTGTACCAGTAGCATTTCCTCTATTATTCTTCTTACCAATAAAACTTCCTGTCTCAGGATTAGTTTGGTCAGGTGTTTGGAATGGACTACTTCTGTAGTAAAAATTACTTGTTTGGTCATGTAAATAAATTAAATCCGTACAATATAAACTTGATGGGTTATTATTTAAATCAAATATTCTTTGGTTTTGGAATGGGTAAGCGTATAGTGTACCATTAACATATTGATTAGTAAAGTTATGTGACGTAATGTCAAAACATAATGCTAAATTCAAATTAATTCTTGTGAATAACTCAACAATATTTTTAATATCTTTACCTAAAGTAGTTATTGGTTTTGACACAAAATTATAACATCCATAACCCTTTAAAAAGTATTTTTTAGAATCAGATGGGTCAATATAATCCTCAACACAATTAGGTAATATAATTGGTTGATTTTGAGAATTAAGACCATAACAAGGTAACGGAACGGCTTCACTACAATTACTTAAACTTTCAAGTACCGCAGCGTAACTTGGTGGTGTAAAAATTTGTGAATTTTCGTTATTTGTTTGAGGTGTAGTATCAATAGTAATAACTTGTTCCGACGCTCCTTCATCACTAACTTTAAAAATAGCAAATTGACTATTTTGATGTAATAGGAAACTATTAATTCTAGCAGTTTGTATAGTTGTTGAGGTAGGTAACCTATCAGACCTAAATACAATATTTGAATCATTACTTAAAGAAGTAGTCATTCCTGTCGAATATTGTGTTGAGAAAAATTTTGGGTTACCATTATATGGGGCCTGATAATTTGAGTCTTGAATGGCAGAACCTAAAGCGCCTGAACCATCAGTAAATTTTGGCATAGTATTAAAAACAGGCACATCCCAAAAAATTCCTGTTTCCCCATTAAATGAAAAATTACTTCTCATGAACGACGCTCCATCAACAACTTCATTACCTTGGTACCCTAAAACATTACGGTTAGATGTACATCGATTATCAACTTGTTTAGTGTAAAATGAAAACGACCCAAGAGCATTTAAATATAGGGTATATATAGTTTGAGGATTTGTGAATATTTTTGTAAGTGAATTTACATGATAAGATGGGGGATTAAATGAATTTGGTGATGATGTGGTTACTGAAGGTTCGTTACATACATTTGAAGAATTAACTGTCAAAACCTCTCCGTTAGGAACAGTAATATCATTTAAAATATTTGTGCCAACATAATTAATTGTAGTGTCGGTGGGGTTAATAAAATCCCAAGGATTATTTATATTATTACCATTATAAGTTAATCCGCCATTTAACGTATTAAACAAATTAGAGTCTACCGATGAATAATATGATGGTAATGTAGTATTTCCAGTAGTAATATAGTCATTCTGAGTATAGGTAAAAGCATAACTTGGTTTAAATAAGTTTGAAGTATTATTTAATGTGTTATCATGTCTTTCTGAATAAATTGTTCCTGTAATAGGATAATTCATTTTAAATTCTCCACTAATAACTAAACCACTATTATATGTAGGAAATCCAAATATTCGAGATAAATCAATCTGTTGAGGGATTCTAGGTGAATGAGCATCTATACCACGTTGTAATAAAACTATTTTATATTCATCATAATCAGTAATATAATTAGTTAAATAAATGTCTGTTGAATCATTACCATAAACTACGTTACTAGCGTTATTTCCACCTAATGTCCTAATCATTGGAATTTTAAGTACACTTTGACCGATTGACGGAGTAATTCTTTGGAGATATCTAACACCAAAACTTAATACGTCAGGATTTGGATTTGCTAATGATTCGTATTGTCCAATAGTCATTCCTGTGATAACTTGGAAGTATTCAACATCCGAAGCAAAAGAACTTGTTCCAGAAACAGATGTTGTTGAAGATAAAACAGGTACAATATATGTTGTGTTTAAATTAGACCCGTTATTTGACAGAAAATCAGGGTTAGCATAATTTACATTTATTGATGCCGGAAAAATAGTTGTACCAGTTGTTACATTTTTATTTGCATCTCCACTTAACTCATCGTCTTGAAATGATAATAATTGACCTAATGTATAATCAGGCGCTGATTTATCTAAGACTAAAACCATAATATTATCTAAGTGGTGAGCAGTAGGTGCCGGATTTTCAGTGGGAAACCATTTAACTTTTATTTGGTTCCAACCGAGTTCGAAACCATCACCAAAACCAGGAACGTTATTAAAATATTTTGATTTAGTATTAAATAAGTTATATAACTCAGAAGTCGGTAATACAGTTGTTGTATAAAATTCACCCGTAAGAGTTAATTCTCCTTCATCACTATTATAATACGTTTCTTGGATTGGGAATCTTTTTATATTAACATCTAAAGAACCTCCGAATACTTGAGCGTAATTATTTATTTGATTTGCAGCTATTCCATTATATGTCACAGTCGCTGTTGAATTAATTAAAAAAGATGTTTGAGGGTCACCAGGTGGTTGTGGGAACGAACCTAATGAACCATCCATTTCAGTGTCAATAGATGTTGATGAATTACACTTACATCGTTCACATCCATCATCGGTATATAAAACTAATGGTAGAGTAAAATTTTTCAATTTATTTCCAATCTCTTTAATTTTATCTAATTGGGTCGTCAATAAAACCGCTAAACCTATATATATTGCTACGTATATGGTGTACAAAATCGCAAGAGCAAGAATTCCCCAGTTAAATACTGTAACCGCACCAAGACCAACTCCCACAGTTACAACATTAGAGTAAAAAGAAATCGCCGCACTAGCGTCTTGAGCAGCTTGAACAGTCAAGTACGCAATTAAGAAAAGAAATAACAATGGTAAACCAGTTGTCATTAACCACGCAAGAACATGTATAATAAATAAAATCGGTAGAGATAGAAACTTAAATACATTTAAGAAAAATGATATTACTAAATAAATAAAATCAAACCTATAGAAAGCGTCATTAGTTGGAAATGTGTTATAATCCCCCTGACAACTTGTATCAGTAATTTTTTTAACACCAACAGTATTCCAAGCAAATCGACTACCCTGATACCTATCAATAAACTGAGTTGTTGTATAAACTTTATTATACGACATATCATAAAATGTATCTCTACAATTAATTGCCTCATCAGGTACCGCATAATCATTCCAATCTAAACTGAAAGCATAAGAACCTTCCAACATAAACCTATCAAAAGGAATATTATAAAATGTGAAGAGATATTGAGCCGCAGGGTCTTCTCTATAAAATTGCAAAATATATGTTCCAGGTTCTCTAAATACTTGACTAAGATAAGGATTACCATTAGGGTCAGTAATTGTCAAATCTTTAACATTCTGAACTGTTTTAATTCTAATAATTTGTCCTTGGGTCACGGGGAGATTTAAAGTAACTAAATCACCATCAGGTAATGTAGTACTAGGGTCAGTAGCTTCAAATGTACCAAATGGGGTTAATATTGGGTCAGTAAATGGGTCTTCCCATCCTCTTTCTTTAATGTTTGGTATTAAAAAATACGCTCTTTTAGTTGGGTCACTTAAAGCAGGTGATTGAGACCACTTAACTTTAAATCTATATTTACCTCTTGTAGGTACTCCCAATTTAGGGTCATTACTTATTTTTTTAACCCCATTCTCATCGGTATATACATAATCTAAGTTCATAGGTACTTCTAATACCCATACACCATTTTCGTCAATAACTTTACCATCATTATCTAATTGAGCTTGTTCTAAAATTGGTCTACCATCCTTATCATTGAAGATTGTTTGTCTCAAAGCCACTATCTGACCCGGACCTGTGGTCATGGTACATAATTCACCAGCAGTCCTTTTAACTTTACATGCCGATTGTGTTTGATTTAAAAATTTAAAGTTTTTACCAACTTTTTGTGTGTCGTCAGTAGATATTATTGAACCCATAAAAACCGCAGTAGGTTCAAGTTTAACATTAGCTTCAGAAGTTAAATCAAAATCAACTCTTGCAATGTTATAATTACAAATCTCAAATTCACCAAAGAATGGTTCAATCTGAACAGTCTTTTGACTTGTTATAATTTGTGGTAACTCAGCATAATTTGTTGATGTTTTAAATTTTGAACCATTAACAGTATCTTCAGTTGCCAATCCCATTCTTATCAAATCCTGAGGAGTTAATGAAAACTCACCAATATCTGAAAGGTCAACTTGCATAAATAAAGTTTGTTGACCCACTGGAACTCCAAAAATCATGTAGTCACCCGACTCATTTGTTTTAACTGTAAACTTGTAATATTTTTCATAAACCTGAATAAGTGGTTTATCTGTTAAAACATCTAAACGTTCAGGAAAAGTTCCTACAGGTACGTGACCTGAGTGCGACTGAGTGTAAGGTAAAAGATTATATCTATATCCATCCTCATTAATATCTGTAAAACTTGTGTAAGGATATAATGATGCAATATAGTCATTTTGTGTATCTATGTCCTCGATTGGAACAAATACTGAAACTCTCGCATTAGGAATACCAAAACCATTATTACAGAATATTCTACCACAAACAACACCATAATCCGAACAACTTCTAATGTAGATGTCATCAGGACGAATAGCCAAAGACAAAATTTCTAAAGTATCAAAATTTTGTTCTAAAACTATAGGTATCTTAACAGGGATATTTTGATTAATACCTAATTGGGTACGTATTCTATATGACTTCGGCATTTTACTTTTTTAATAAATAGTTTAGCTACTATTTTCAAAATAGTAAATTATGTTCGAAAGTTAAGAGAAATTAACAGTACCTAAATTTAAAGTACTCACAGTAATGTCCTTATTTGGGAATCTAATTTGATAAATTTGTGATGGTGTTGCAAATAATGTTTCATTAATCAATCCAATTTGTTTTGTAGCACTATCACTATACGGTTGAGATGTTTGATTTGAGGAATATAAACCTCCAACTAAATTAAATACATTTAGCTCACTAATAGATAAAACACCATTTAATGATTGTATTAATCTTTTTAATTCTGACATATAAACATTTTCACCCATGTTCCTGTTTAAAGGACTAAAAAAAGTATCCACAGTGTTAATTATATTTGTAACAACAGCTCCTTGATTTTGTGTTGAGTCTAATACTACACTAATATCAATTTTTAAATCAATAACCTCAGCACTTTCAACTGAAATATAATCATTAATCATTCGATAATTTGAGAGATAATTTGACACATTTGTTTTTAAACTACTTGTTAAATTTGAATCTAATTTACCTTCGTCATCAAACGTTAACATTTTAACTTTAATTTTATTATCCTCTTCAGTTATTGCAACTTTAGCCGGTGCTCCAAACTGAGACGGCATTTTTCTCAAAATTGAGTTATAATCATTAATTGTTACCGCTCTATTTTGAGAAGAGAAATTAAATCCAATTAAATTTCTAACCTCTTCAATTGTTGGTACATTAGCACCTCCAACAGCTGCGGTAACATTGGTACAAGACATACTATTAATAACCGAACTATTAATTGATTGATTTGGCCCATTAACCGCAAAATTTATCGTACCAATTTGGTTGATAACCCCTGTACCTAAATTAGTCCCCAATCCACCACCAATTCTATATTGAACAAATAATGTTGTATTTGGTGTGATTGTTGAACCTAAAGATAAATTGTTCGAGTATTTGGATAAATCTAAAGGTGTACCATTTCTAGCAAATTCTCTTAATAGTTCATCTGTTGACTGACTTCCCCCACCAAATGTCATTTTTAAAAATCCTTGAGGTGTGTATTCAGTTATAAATTTATCACTTGTTTGAAGATATCTGCCAACTTTTTTTCCAGCCGCACTTTGTGAACCTGTCGGGTCTTCTACAAATATCCTATCTTGTGCTAAAGCGTCAACCTCATACCACCTATTATTTAATCCTAAAAATTCTTCAACAGACGGAACATTATTATAGTTTAGTCCATCTTTTAATAAAACACTTGTAACACCTAAAACATTTTTTTCAGGTAAAAATAATTCTAAAAATGGTCTTGACTCAGAGGTAGTAATTGTTTTTCTAAATACTTTAGTAATACCATTAACTACGGGTTCTCTTTTAGTAATTCTATAATTTATTGTTGTACCATTTGCGTTTTGAATTGGTGTTTTAGTTCTATTTCTAAAACCTTCACTATTTGTTTCCTTTGAGAAATCTATATCATTTGCAGTTTCAAACACTTGTCCAGCTCCGTATACTTGTGAACCTCTTCTTAATATTCCACAATATTTAATATTTTCTTTATCTCCCTCAACAGGAACTACAATTGAAAAATCAACTAAAGCAACTGACGGTCTTTGTCCAGGTATTTTAAGTCCATATGTTCTCGCAATGTTATATATTGATGAACTCTGTTGAGCATATTGTAAAACAGTTTCTTGTATACCTCTATCAATATGATAATGTAAATTATCCGTAACTGCAGCATTAAGGTCTAAAAATACTGAGAAAACCGCTGCATCATTAACATTTTGAATTAACTCAGGATAGTAAGCTTTAACAAAATTTACTAACTCTTGTCTTATATTTTGAAAGTCCCTTGTTGTGTATGATATTTGTTTGTTTGCCATATTATATATTAATTATTACAAAACTACTTGAGTTAAAGACATCATTTGTTATTTGATAATCAATTCTTACTTTAGCAGTATATTCTTTAGTTGCTAATCCTGGTATTGTTAATTGTGTATTTACAACATTTCCTTCTGTTGTAACATATGGTCCGGCTTCTTCTGATGAAAGAGCGGTAACCCTTATTGATGTTATCAATAAGTTAGGTATATATGTCTCCACAGAATCTTTAATCTCCGATTCAATATCATTAAATGTTGGTCCATCTAATGGTTCAAAAATATATTCATACAATCTTGTACCAAAATCAGGTAAAAAATATCTACTACCTTTTCGAGTTAATAATAAATGTATTAAATTATTTTTAATCTCATCACTAGTAGTTTCAGATAAATTAAGATATTTTCCAGTTAAGGAATCACCAAAAGGAAAATTAATACCGTATGTTACACCATTACCCATATTTCATAAATAGTATGAAATTAAAAATCCCGACCTAGCTCGGGATAACACATCGGATTTTTTTAAGAAGAACAACCAAAACAATCAAATTCACTATTTTCAGGTTTGTCAGGTAGATTCATATAACTGTAATCAACCTTTGGTGGTTCAGGTGTTGGTTTTGGTTTGTTAATTTTTGATACGTCCATAGCCAAGTGTTTAGCTCCCGTTGAGATTGCTCTTGTTCTAACGTAATAACAAAGTGTTTTCAATCCTTTTTCCCATCCATAAAAATGTGATGATGAAATCTTTGACAATGTTGGGTTTGACATATAGATATTCATTGATTGTGATTGGTCAATGAACGGTGCTCTGTCAGCCGCCATTTCAATCAATGCCTTTTGTGAGATTTCCCAAATTGTTTTATACTTTTCAATCAGTCTTTCAATTCTCTTAACTTTAAAGTTATATCTTTTATCTTCAGGGTCCAAATAATTCAAGAAGTTAATTCCTTGAATTGAACCTTCATTCATAATGATTTCATTCTTTAAGTCCTCAGACCAAATTCCAATCTTCTCAAAATCACTAATCAAATACTTGTTAACAATCATAATCTCACCACCAATTACACGTCTGTTGAAAATTGCTGAATGAGCAGGTTCTGTCATTTCATATGACCCTGTAATCTTAGCTGAAGACGCTACAGGCATTTGAGCCGTAAATAATGAGTTACAAACTCCGTATTTACTAACATTTTCTTTTAGTGTCCCCCAAGGCCATCTTCCTGATAACTCATCTTCTT